GGGTCTTGAGCAATGACTGCGCCGAAGTCTTCTTTTGCTCCAGGTACATTAAGGTTGCGATAATTGTTGGTTGTTAACTCGCCTAAGTAATTCTTAAACTTATCTGTTATGTAGTTTGCTTTTGAGTAACGCGGAAGCAGTGGTGTGCGTTCCATAATAGCAATACCCTGCACCAAGTTAGCAATGTCATCTTGTCCTTGGAAGAACTGCACAGCAGTCTTGACATCTTTAACGCCAAATGCGTGCATATCGTCGATAATAGTTGGAGAAATTTCTTTGAAATCCTTGCGAAGTCGTGTATATGCAAGAGCTGACTCTTCAGGTGCTCCTGTCTTATACGTATTAACAAGCTTTCCAGCTTCACCAAAGTAACGTGCAACACGTGGATACTTCTCAATTGCAACAGCAAGGCTTTCACCTGAAAATACACCATTTTTAATAATTGCATACTTTGCTGCTAGGCGAACTTTGTTAGCTTTTCCCAAAAGAAGAAGTGGGTCAAGGGCTATTGTGAGGTGAGTATCAATTGGACCTGATATAGCGTTAAATAATGAAAATGTGCTTGTGTCGCCCATCTTTTTTCTTTGTTCTTCTACTGACATATTTACAATAACGCCACGAGCAGCACCACGTCCTAAAGATGGTCTTGAGTTATTGTAAAGTTGTACGGCTTCATCAATAGTTTTTCCTACTTCTTCATCGCCAGATACATAATTTGCAATGAGAGATACAATCGCTGGGTTGTTCTTGTAATCGTCATAGTTATCTAGCGGAGATTTGCCCTGGGCTAGCATCTTAGCAAGATACTTAACGCTTGGGTCAAGTGTCGGCTCAAAAAGAACAAGAGCGTCTGGAATGAACGCGTTTTCTGGGTCAGAGGTGGCTGCCCAATATTGTTTAATACCACCACCTTTGTACTCGGTAGTTAAATCTTTTCCACCAGGCAAAAGTTCAGAAAATCCTTGTTTGTAAAATGAAGCTTCCTTCATAAGAAGTTGAAAAGGATTCTTACCCTCTGCTTCAGGTGAACTTTCATACATCTGCGCAGCAGCAATTGGCTGCTTAATAAGTTTGTCTTGAGGACGAACAAGTGTAGCTAATATTTTGCCGATGCCAGTCTCATCATTGCCCATAGCCTTAAGCACTTCTTCGCCAGCTGATTTGTGTACAGCAGCGGCGGTAACAATTGCAGGAGTGGTCAAAACTTGCTTGACTAGACCCCAAGTAGACGTTCCACCGTAGTGAGTTGCCGAACGTAAAGTATTGCTTAAACCACGAACTGCGTTACCCCAAAAACCTTTGTCCTGTTGTGTGTACTTAGGGTCGTATAGGTCAGCAAGTGCACCTTGAACGTTTTTGTCATAAGTCATATACTTAGCATAAGCATCATTTTGTGGCAGAGCAATAAGAGTATTATGAATGTTCTGAATGTAAACTAGTTTATTAAGCTTGTCTATATTCTCAGGACTAGCATTAGACTGAAAAGCTGCAGCTGCTAGACCAGGTGAGTTCTTGGCAAGATTCTTAAGGGACAATTAAAGACCTCTAGACACTGCAAAGTCGTAGATTGCCTGAACGTCTCCTGTTGAATCGTATTGAAGCATTGCAGCAAGGGTCTCTGATAAGGGACGCTCTTGTGGAAGATTAAGAACCTCTGAGCCTGGTCCAGGCCCGAAGTCCATACCTGTTGACAAAGGTTCTGTAGGGCGCTCTGTAGGGGCGCTAAGAGGTGTTGTCGCTGGCATCATAGGCTCAGATGGTGCAGATGCACGTGGTGCAGAGCTACCTGCCATAGGAGCTGCCTGCTGCTGTTGCATAGTTGCTTGACCTTGACCATATGGAAGACCTGGGATGTAGCGTGCAGCCTGTGTGCCTGTTCCAGACTGGCAGTTGCCACCTGTTGATGAAACATTTGCAGGGTTATTCTGAGGCGCAGTTGGGCGCATACCGCCACTATTCTGATTGCCAGCCATTAGAACTCCTTAGTTATGTTTGAATTGTTCTTTTGAGTAGTACGGTGGAGCAGTAAATGCGCTTACCGTTGATGCAATTTCCATTGCTTCGTATGCGTCTGCTCCTGCATAGAGTGCTCCGATAGCGTATGCGCCACCAGAACCTACTGCGTAGATGCCGTTTTCATTTCGACTCACACTTAGCTCGTCGTCAATATCAAATATCTCACCACAGATTGCAATCAGGAAGTTAAATCTCTGTTCAGTCTTAGGTGCATCAAAATTAAAACCATTTGCTACTAAACATTTATGTAAGCTAGGCATAACCTTGGCTACCATAAAGTGAAATAAGTCTTTCTTCTCAGTTCTTGTTGGTGTCGGTGGGTCCCAGATATGTTGTGCTACATCGCAGGGAGTTACTTCACCAGAACCAGCAATCAAAAATCCGTTGCGTTCTGAAATCTTTCGAGAGTCAGGATGTGAGTAGATGTAGCCTGAGTCATCTACGACTCTGCTATCTACAACAATGGCACAATGGTCATCGTATTGAAGCCCAATTATTGTTGTCATTGTCCCCTACCTTTATTAGCCTCTTGTTACTACTCGTGCATTGCCCTTACCTGAAGCTGTAAGGCTTGTCAGGATTGACTGGATATCAGGTGCTTGTTGTGGCATCTCCGCTGGCATACCGCCAGCTTCTGGAGGAAGAGCGCCACCTGCTGGAGCACCAGCGGGAGCAGGGGACGGTTGCTCAACCGATTGATTGGCAGCCCCAGCAGGTGGAACTTGTTGCTGCGGAGCGAAGGTAGCCTCAATGGCATCTTCAAGCGCTTGTCCCTTTTGTCGCGCTTTAATCACCGCAGCAATTTTACGAACCACTTCGGAGGCATCTTGTCCCTGCATAGCCATTTGTGGAATAGCCTGTGTGTAGGCTGTAAGTGAACCAAGTAAAGATGTACGCATCTGCTCGATTTCAATCTTCTCAAGTTCTTGTGTGACGTTGACTGTGAATGGTAATTCACGCATAGCCATATCCTTGGAGATAAGACCGCCACCTAGAGCTTGGAGCATAAAAATTAGACCCTGTGCAGGGTTTAACCCAGCAAGCATACCGTAACGAACATCTGCTGAGAAGTCGTCCTTGATATCTTTACCTGGCTTATATGTTACTTCGTATGGAGAACCAGAATCAACACCACGAATGGTCTTCTCTTCTGGAAAAATAAATTGGTCAGTCTCAAAACAGATGCTGATTACATCACGAAGTGCTGATGCAAAGATAGCTTGTGCTGACTTGACCTGGGTATCGAATGCACCCATAAGAGCCTGTACGCCTTGTCCAGTGACAATAGAGGCATCAATGTTTCCTGTACGTGATTCAGGGTAGCGTGTGCCAACACGAAGTTCTTGGTTAAGGACTTCTTGCTCAGTGAATGCTCCTGCAGGAATAGATAGTTCTACGCGACGCACACCAGCTGGGTTGGATGTACGGATAACCGCATCTCCACCAAGCTGAAGTTCTTGCACATCGTTAGGAAGGACGATAGGAGCCTGTACAGATTTCTCTGCAGCTTCCATCGCAAGCAAAGCAAAGCGATTACGAAGTAACTGGATACCGAGAACATCGTCGAATTGACCACGAAGTTCACCATCGACAGATGGCTTACGGGCTACGACAACCATCATCTTACCAAGTGGGTTATTAGCCTTTGACAGAATTAGATTCTGGCGGGTAGGAATGTAAACAACTGATTGGTCTTTGTCGTAGTAGCGAATAAGTTCAACCTGAGCGTTGAGGTCCTGGTCATAGCCACGAGAGCCGAGAAGGATTGAGTCGTACTCAGGAAACTGAGAAACCAGTTCGCCTAGTGTCATTGTGTAACGCTTTGCAAATGCCACACAGCGTCCATAGCGGTCAAACTCTGGGTAGGCCCCAATAGGATTTTCTATGCGAATACGTGGCAGTTTTGCTTCTTCGTCTAATTCAATAATGAATGGGACGAAACCATAGGTGAGGTACCAGTCGGCACCTGAGTACATCTGTACAGCTAAGTCAGAGTGTGAAAAGTAATTTGATGCAATGCGTGTGCGCTTGTCAGCAAATGTGCGGGCTCTGTCAGAGACTTGATTTGCAGCAGAACAGTTGACAGCTGGAAGTGGGGCCATAACTTCAGCTAAGTCACGAGCTACAATGTCAATAAAGTTAGCAACAACATTGGCATCTACGCCATCTGGGAAGAAGTCAGGGTAGACCTCTGAAATCTTTCCCTTACGGACGGCAAGTACGTCAAGGTTGCGAGCATCGCGCTCACCATTGCGGTGCCGAAGGGATGCAACCCTTGCAGCAACTTGCTCCATTGATAATGCCATTGTTGTCCTAACGATTAAAGGGAAAAATTAATTAACGATTCATATCATCAAAGCGAAGTGCACCGCCACCGCCACCGATACGCAGACGTCCACTACCGCGACTTGGAACTGGCTTCATCTTACTGCCTTTAGTTGTATTACGTGAAAACGTGCCAGGTCGTGCGCGTTCTACATTTTGCGTCACTGTAAGCATTTTCTTTTGTTCGGCAGCGCTCATTTTGTTGTACTGTTTACGTTCAAGTCTATTTATTTCGGAACCAGTTTTATTGGTTGGCTTGTTAGCAGCTTTGAGCGCTTTACTAACTGCTTTAGTTTCTGATGCAGTTGGCTTATTTGTTGCACGAATGTTTTGCATAAGAACTTGCTTTGCGCCTGCGTTTAGTTGTCCAACTTGCTTAAGAATTACTTTTACGCTTGGGCTGATTTTTACCTTGTCACCTGCTGGGCGTGGGGGAGTTGCTGACTTCTTCATTGTTGCCATAATTAACGTGTCTTTCTAGGAAGTTGTGTGTACTTAGGCTTTGGCTTAGCTGAACTTATCATTGATGGAATCTTTACCTTAGGAGTAGCCTTTGGTGATGGATTTGGAGTAGCCTTTGGTTTAGCTGCTGCACCGCTGATTCCGCCTGGCTTCTTAAGCTCTGGCATTCTCTGGTTTGAAGTTGTGCTACCTGTGCCTGAAAGGATTCGCTTACCATTTGCATCATACTTTGGCGCAGACTTACCTGTTGGTCCGCCTTGTGCCTTCTTCTTTGGCATAGGCTTAGGGGTTAGTTTAGGAGCTGGTCCCATAATGCTGCCCATCTTGTCATTCTTTGGTCGTGTTGCCATAATGTTTTCCTTATCCGTAGTGCTCTGCCCATTGTGAGGCAAAGGCGTCATCCAAATTGATAGAGCCACGAGTTGAAAGCTGAGCTCTCGTTGCCCATCGGTTATTTTGATACTGACCTACTCGAGATGATTGTTGCATCAACTCTCGTACGCGTATGACCGCAAACCACAGTGCCATAACACAGTCGGTAGGGTTTTTAGTATCAGGCTTCCAGGTGATGAGTTCTTGAACTAGGGTCTTAAGACCTTCGCTACCTTCGTTAGAAGGCAACTCAATCAGGTTGTTATCTAGAAAGCGTCCGTCTCTGGTTGAGCCAAAGAGCATCGCCATAGATGCCACACCAAATGATGTGTCCCACTTGTTCTTACCAGTAAAGTGTGAGTTAAGTTGACACCCATACTGAACTAAGAAGTTACGCAGGTTCTCATCTAGGGCGTAAGCCTTTTGATGAGCATTGATTTCTACTCGAAGTTCCTGAGGGCGATACTTCTCCACCCAGTCTTCGATTAAGTGCTGAATCTTTTGCGGTGTTGGTTCGGTCATATTAACACAATCCAAGACATAAATCTTGCCATCGGCTTTGTTGTAAGTAACCATCACCGCACCTGTGGCTCCTGCCATAGCAGGGTCAAGGCCCATTACTGTGTAAGAGCCTTCTACGTGCTTGGGGTGTCCTGGCACTCCTGGCTTAAGGGGGCCACGCTTTCGCATTCCCTGCACACTTCCTGCAATACAAGCTGGGGAGAAGATGGAATCTTCGACGACATCTTCTTGCTGGTAGACCATAGCCCATACCGACGGTGCGACCTCAGAGCGACGCGTAAAGAGAGAAGGTCCGTC